TCGTGAAGTGCTAGAGGGTCTCCGCATTATGGAATCCGCTGCACTGACCGAATTCAGCAAGAAGGCAGATGGCTAAGACTGTTGGCGACCTTCTAATCAAGCTGGGCGTTGACGGGATTGAAGGCGTAACGCAGCTGAAGTCTGCTCTGACTGGCCTGTCTAAAGCTGCAGGGCCTGCAGACGCTGGCTTAATAAAACTCGGAAAGGCTATTAAAGCCTTTAACAGAGATGGCAACGCAAGTCGCGATGTAATTGCTGGCAAGCTTTCAGCACTCAAGTCTTTACGAAATCAGGCTGGACTTAACGGCGCAGCCTTTCGCGCTCTCACAAAAGATATCGTTGATTATCAGCAGAAACTTGCTGCTGCTGATAGGCAGATTGACGAAACAACAAAAAAAGTTTCCACGCTTGCTCAAGTCTCTTCTCAGATTCCAGGGAGAAAGGCTGGGACTTTTGGAAGTCAAATTGCAGCTTTTAATGAGGAGCTGAAGGAACTCAGTGTCACAAGCGACAGGTATGCAACTGTTTTAAGAAACATTCAGGAAAGAACTCGTTCTTTCCAAAGGGCTCAAGCCAGGCAGAGCGTTATAGCTGCCGGTCGAAGCGCAGCGCAAGGACCAATAGATAAAAGAACAGCTTTTGAGGTTACAACCGAGCTGCCACGCACGACAGCAGCGCTGTCTTTGCGACTAACAGAGCTGAGGGAAGATTTCGCCAACATTGCGATTGGCTCAAAAGATTATGTGAATGCTCTCCGTGAGATCAATTCACTGGAATCACAGATTGGTGATCCATTTGGCACTGCCGCAAGAAAGCAGCAAATCCGTGGGCGTCTAGGACAACAAGAACAGTTTGGAATGTTTGCGCCAAGAGATCCGGTGCAAAGTGCAATTGCAAGAAGAGAAAGAAGACGCTCTCGCAGGTACGGAGGATTTGCCGGTGGCGGCATGGCCAATCAGCCTGTAGAAGCCTCAGGTTTGTTTAAACAAATTGCATCTATCAGCGGCGCAGGTCGCGCAGCTGAGATCGAGATGATGGGTAAGAGTTTTGATCAGGTTGCGAATTCAATTAGAAATGCCACTTTGGCATCTAATGGAAGTATTAATAGCCTTCAGGCGCAGCGTGGCGCTTTTGCGCAGTTGCGAGCTGGCCTTGACCCCACCAGCAAAGACTTCAGGGAACTAGGAAGAGAGATTGAAAAGGTTGATCGTCGTCTCGAAAAGCTAAACAAACGTCGTCGCAGGCCAACGATTGGAGGCGCGGCTTCAGCTCTTGGCGGTATTGCAGCTGGTGGAATATTTGGTGGCCCAGAAGGCGCGTTAGGTGCTGCTGTCGGCGGAGCCTTCGGTGGTGTTCAGGGTGTTGCGGCTGGCGCTGCGTTAGGCGCACAAGTCAAGATGTTGAGAGAAGCGCTTGGTGCAACTTCTGAATATGCAGCACAAATTGAAAAGCTGCGCATATCACTCCGGGGCGTCACAAAGGTTCAGGATAATGTTGCGCTGAGTCAGGCAAACTTCAACGCCGCAACCAAGGCTGCAGCAGATGTGACCAGGGATTTCAATGTCCCTCAGGATGTTGCAATCCGTGGCATGACAAAACTCACTGCCGCAGTGATGGGTGCTGAAGGCAGCGTTGCAGATGCAGAAGTTGTCTTCAAAAACGTTACGGCTGCAATCAAGGCAACAGGAGGTGGAGCGCAAGATGTTGAGTCGGCCATAACAGCCATGGTGCAAACTTTCTCCAAGGGCAAAGTTAGCGCCGAGGAACTTTCTGGTCAGTTGGGTGAAAGATTGCCAGGCGCTGTTACTCAATTTGCCAAGGCAAATGACATGACACTGCCAGAGTTGCAAAAAGCTTTCAAGGCAGGATCTGTTGGCCTAAACGAGCTGATGCAATTCATTATCAGTCTCGGCCCTAAGTATAGAGATATTGCAAGAGGCATTGCCGACAGCGCTGCTGATGCTGGAGCACGATCTTTGGTGGCATTTAATGAAATGAAGATCGCAGTTGGCGAGGCTTTGCAGCCAATTGGCGCTCAATTGCAAGATGCATTTACAGAGTTTGTTACTGATATTTTGCCTGCTTTGGTCAGCGCCTCTCAGGCTGCAGCAGTGGCAATCAATAAGCTGCTTGATGTGGCGGCTTTCTTGATCGCCAACTTTGACAAGCTCGCATCTGCTGCATTAGTTCTTGGTTCTGCTATTGGCACTGCTGGCTTAGTCAAAGCTGCGATTACTGCAGGTGGGGCAATGAATGTGCTCAAGCTTGCATTGTTCGACGTAAGACTTGCAGTGGCTGGGCTTGGCAAGGCCATTGCTTTCTTGATGGCCAATCCAGTAGTTCTTTTGGTTGCTGGCATTACAGCTGCAGGCGTTGCTCTTTACAGAGCAGTGACTGCTAATGACAGGTTTATCAAGTCACTCGACGATGGCAATACAACGCTAGAAGAGGCTAAGGAAAAGACAGAAGATGTATACGACAAGATTGGCGACCTGCAAGAGCGTCTCGACAAAACATCTAACAAGAGATTGATTCAGTCTTTGCGCAGACAGATGCGCAGTCTTCATGACGATGTTGATGATTTGAACGAGGCCATGGAAAGGGCTATTTACCGAGAATTTGGCGGAGGCAAAGGCTTTGTTGGGCCTGTAATTCCTGGCATGAAGCGTGAAGACGAGTTGCCCAAGCCTGAACTTACCAAGTTCGATCCACCCACAGGAGAAGATGGTGATAAGGTCGACACCCCAATGGGTGACATCGAGCTTGCCCTACGCCGTCAAATGCGTGGTGCAATGGCAGCCGAGGACCTGAGGCTGCAGGCACACTTGCAATTAGCTCTTGATTTGACTGCTGCAAAAGAAGAGACGGAGGATGTCAACAAGCGCATCAACCTGCAAGAACAAGCTCACGCTGATTTTGCGGCAGCAATGAAGAAAATTAAAGAGGACGAGCTGAAAGTACAACGTGGCCTGCAAGCCTCCCTTGAAGACCGCCAGTACAAGCTTGGCCTAATTACTGAACAAGAATACATCCGACTGCAGATCGAACGTGAGCGCAGAAAACTAGAGGAAGGAGGTGCTAGTGACGAGATGATCGAGAAGACCCTTGCGGTCTATCGGCAGCAACTTGATCCTGACTTTTTCACCAGCATCAATAAAGAGCTGGCGGAAATGCGCAGAAATTTTGAGAAGTTGGTTGATCCAGCTAATCAAGTTATTGGAGCGGCAAATGCTATCGGCGATGCATTCGGCAACTCTTTCAAGCAAGTCATAACTGGACAGGCTTCGGCACGGGAGGCGCTGGCTAACTTCTTCCAAAGTGTTGCTAATCACTTTGCAGACATGGCATCTCAGATCATTGCTGAGGCGATCAAGATGCAAGCGGTGAAGTTTATCAGTCAAATCGTTGCAGCCTTTGTTCCTAGTGGGGGTGGCGGTGGTGGTGGACTAGCTTCAAATTTAGATTCACAGTCCTTATTTAGCACCGACTTAGGGCTGCCATCCATGGGCAGTCTTCCTAGTGGTTTTAAATTTGCAGAAGGCGGCTATGTCCAAGGCGGCTTCAAAGCATTTAATCAAGGCGGCGTAGTTAGCCAGCCAACTCTTGGGATGGTTGGCGAGGGTGGTGAGCCTGAGTACATCATTCCTCAGTCCAAGATGCGGGAGAGCATGGCTCGGTACTCACGCGGCGTGCGTGGCCCTGGCGTCATCCCAGGCAATGGTGTTGCCTCAATGTCAGAAGGCAGTGGCGTTGGTGTTGCGTCACCGATTGATGTTCGTTTTAGCGTTGAGCGCATCAACAATGTCGACTATGTAACTGCCGACCAGTTCCAGCAGGGTCTGCAGCAAGCTGCTGCACAAGGTGCTCAGCGAGGAGAGCAGCAAACCCTGCGTAGGCTGCAGATGAGCAGCAGCACTCGCAGGAGAATCGGCGTATGACGACCTTTTCTGTAGGCAACTTCATGCGTTTCACGCCGCCATCTGCGGTGCGAACTGGCGTGGGCGATTACTACGGCTCTATTGAATACGCCTTTCAGAACTTCTTTATTGGCAAGGTCATCAGCTTCGACTCGGTTGACCATGAGTTTGCTCCGTTTGGGTTTAGCGGAGCAACGATCAACAAGAACGGCGATGGCATGGATGCAAACTTAGTTTTTCCAAACAATGCTTTGACTAGGAAATGGGCAGACGAGGCTGTGAAAAATCGGTGGCTAGCTCGTGTTGATGTGGTTTCAGTGGACCCGGATTCCACCACAGTCACCACCAGCACTCGCGTGCATGTGTATCACGGTCAAGTCACTGGCGGAAAGTGGGATGCGACAGCATTGACTTTGCAGCTCGGCAGCGTGCTCGATGCTGTTGGTGCAGACGTTCCTCGTCGCAATCTGACCCAGCGACTTGTTGGCCGACTTCCTACGACTGGCAATGTACGACTGCGGTGATCTTGTCGGCAGGCCCTACCGGCTAGGAGCTGATGGCAGCGGCAAAGAGATTGACTGCATTCATCTTTGTTATGTCGCCCTAGGGCGTATGGGCATCAAGGCACCTGCCTTCAAGCAGTCTTGGTACACCGATAGCAAGTGGTCAATTTGCCGCGACTTGATGTCGTGGGGTTTTCGCGTAAAAACAGCTGAGTATGATGGGGACATTCTGCTGCTGCCGCAGCAATCTTGGGCATTCGCAGTCACATGGCAGAACGGAGTCCTCTATATCAACAGGCAATCGGAAAAGGTGGCTTGGTCATCGGTGCGACTGTTTCAGAATTACCACTGCTTCCGTATGAGAAGCAGTTAATCAAAACGATTGGCTGCAGTGAAGACGAGTATCGATATTTCGTAGCAGAAGCAATTAAGAGAGGGCAGGTCAGACCTGCTGCCTATGACGGCATCCCTGATATTCAAAACACAGGCGCTGAGACATTTTTAGTACAGCTTGCAATCGGCCTTGTCCTTGGTGCTGTCAGTTATCTGCTTACCCCGAAGCCAAAAGCACCTGAGGCGTCTGGTGACGCTCAGCGACAACTAGACAGTATTCGTGGTGGCAATCGTTTTACGCCATCGTTTGGCTTTGACACCACAGCTGAGCTGGCTGACTACAACTCACCAATTCCGATCGTTTTTGGCCTGTACAACTCGGTTGAGAACGTGGGCGGACTGCTTGTCACACCAAAACTTGTTTGGTCAAGAATGCTCAGCTATGGCAGGCAGCAATCAGCCAAGCTGATGTTTGTTGTTGGCGAGCAAGGTCGTGGCGACAATGTTGCACCTGACGGAATTATTGAGCCAAATCGTGCAGGTATCTTCCTTGGTAACAATGCATTAGACGCTGTTTACGACGACAACGTTGCTTTTTACTGGAAGCGCAACACGACTTCCTCAGGTTATCCTCGAATCCAAGTGCGCAATAAGCAGTTTGGTAGCAGTGGAGAGGCGCACTCAGCTGACCCAAACAATGGCCGTACCGCTCCAACAGAAGATGTTTTCCTTTGTCCCACGTTTGAAGGTGACAACGAGAAAGGCTTTTCTTATGCGTACAGCCCTGCAAATAACAACGAATTTGGCGTTTATGCCCCTATCCCTAATGGGAATGCCTACAGGGTCAACTGGCGCAATGTTTCTATCCCTGACAAGGATCCAGAAGGACGTTTGAATTTTGAGCGAATAAAAATCGCAGGTTTATTCCAACCCAAAAAAAACGAAACACGCAAATCCAGCATGGCTGGCGTCGGCAGAAACTACAGCCGCAGGATGGGTGTTTATGAGTACACCGGAAGCGGGTCGGTGACGTTTAGCGATGAGTTTCGCAGTGAGCGGAATGTTTCCGTTGGAGACCGCATTAAATACTTGATTAGTAATACAAGAATCGACAAAGACATTTATGAAAACAAAGCAAGTGTTGACGATATTAACAGTGAAATCGAGTCTCAGCAGATTGCTGCTGATGACGCAATGCAGCTTGGCGAGCTGTTTTCTATAGGTGCAACTGTTTGGAAAGTTATCAATCGAGAGGTTGATATTTTTGAGCCTAAAGCAAGTAACGGACAGGATCAGGTCATTGAGCTTGAATGTATCGACACGTCTGAAGCTCGTGTCTCACGAGTTGGTCTTGTTGATAAATCAAAGGTCATTGAGCCAGGCCAAGGATTTATAAATGACAACGAGGCTGCCGTTGGCGCGGGATTTTTTGTGTTGACAAAGTATGCTCGCGCTTTAGTTAGGAACAATCGCCCTTGCGACGTAACAGAGATAGGAATTGGGAGCACTGTTCATCAACAATTGAATGGAATTTGCAATTTTCAAAGTCTTATCAGCCCTGAGGAGCTTGATGATGCTGATGATGACGGCTTGAATATACAGTCTGGAACAATTTCAACTTCAGTCAAAAGAAGCTCTGCCTTTAGCGTTTATATTCGCAAGGCTGGGCTCGACTCAAGCAACAATGAGTTTGCTTTTTCCCCTATTGTTGAGGCAAGCACTGGCGAGCCTACAATTTTTGTTATCACAGGCAATAAGCCTGTCAGGCAGTACAACTTCTTGCGCTTCAGGCATCCAGAACCTTCAACAGAGTATGAATACAAGTTTGTGCCAAGGGCCACTGCTGAGTTGAGGTCTGTTGGAGAAGAGGAAAAGCTAATTCAGCTAGACGCTGACTCTAAAGATAGTATTGATGAAAACGTAAGCGTTGGCGGAGCAGGAACCTTTAGGCTTGTAACCAAAGGGCGCAAAGTCCTCATAAGCGAGATTGACAAGATCGGAGAATTGTTCAATGACATTGAATTCGCTGAAACCACAAGAGAAAACAATTATCCGTCAGGCATCTCTATAGATAATTATTTGCCAAGTGATGTCGAAGAGGAGCAAACTTCAGTTACAAGTGTGCGGCGGACTGGCTTGTTTTCTGACCCTAGTGGATTAACTGAAGGGCGAAATGGTGCGTTTACGCATTCAGTGTTTGGTAGCGCTGATGCCTCAGGAGCGCAAGAAGGGGAAACAGTCACTGCAGTAAAGAAGGAAAATGTTGCAGGAGGCCGCACAGTCACTCTTAAGTATCGAGCGAGAAAATTGCGGCTTCCAGACGGTCACTACGCAAAAGCCAATGGTGCAACATTCGTATTTAATCTTGAACAAGAAGTAACGGTTGTCGATAGTTCTGACAACTGGTTGAGTGGCGCAAGCTTTACTGTTCGTCGTGGTTCTGGCGCAACTGGCGATGGTGGTCCATATAACAGCAGCAATCCTTTTGTACCTAACCATCCTGCAGCTGGAAATAATTTTCAGTCTTCAGGAATCAACTTTGAGGTGACTGGCATTGAAAAAGTGCAAAAAGCCAGAGGGCGCTCGCAAGGTTATTACCACGAGATATTTGGCAATGCAGAAGACGAGGATCTTGGAGACAAGACAAGAAGGACTAGAGACTTGTTTTTGTTAGGCATGCCTGACGATGATGAAGAGCCAAAAATTCGCTTGCTTCTTAGCACTTCTGTTATAGAAATTCCCGATCACTGGACAGGCAGAAGCAAGTTCTGGGCTACTCCGACTATTGAAGTCGTGCAAGATTCAAATACAAGCTCTAGCGGCTGGTCAACAAATGATCTTTTCGAGGACTTAGTAGAAGTTGGAGCAGATAACCCATTTTATGACCACAGCCGTTCTGGCAATGAAATTGGCGTTCGCTATAGAATATCTTCTATCAACGAAAGCACGGTTATTACCAAAAGAGAGGCATTTAGCAGACGCTTTGAAGGGCAGACGCAGTACGCAGAGTTAAGCCATTACGGCAGCTTGATAAATAAATCCTCAGACACAGAGCCTGAGCACGAGGTTGTTTACGTTAACGAAATTTCGACCAACCCAATCATCCCTGAGTACGACAAGTTGACGACTTGCGGCTTGGTGTTGCGCTCTAGCCGTGCGTTTTCTCGGCTTGACCAGTTGCGAGTTTGGCTTGCAAATGGCATCCCTGTCCGCAGACTGCATCCAACGCTTTCTTCTTACGAAGACAGCGACAACAGCACTAATGAAGGACCAAGCAACCTTTTTAGCGACCTCGTGTTTTATCTGCTGACCAATCCAACAGCAGGCGCTGGAGCGACCTTAAACATGACTCCAGACAGTCCAAACTTAATTGACACGGCAAGTTTTGAGACTGCTTCTACCTTCCTGCGAGCCAACAACCTTTTCTGCAACGGTGCAATCACAGATAAGGTCAACGTCAGAGAATTTGTTGCTAGCAACGCTCCAAACTTCTTATGCAACTTTGTAATCAAAGACGGCAAATTTGGTTTGCTACCTGCTGTGCCTACCAACCCAAGTACAGGTGAAATTAGTCTCGCGCCTGTTCAGTACGCGCAGATTTTTAATGATGGCAACATCCTTGAGGACTCATTTGAGTTTGAGTATCTGAACTCTGAGGAGCGTCGCATGTTCACGGCTGCTGTGCGTTACCGCCAAGAGCGACCTAACAAGCTGCCTGAAGAAAGGACTGTCACGATTGCATTAAAGGAGCGAGTCGACGATGACAGAGCAGACACAGATCCAATTGAGACGTTTGATTTAACGCAGTTTTGCACTAGCACAAGTCATGCGCGTATGGCTGCTCGATTCTTTATTGCGATCCGAAAGCTGGTTACACATACCATTCGTTTTTCGACAACGGCTAGCGGCCTGAACCTTGAGCCTGGCGCTTTTATTCGTGTCGACACCGAGGCCACGCCTTACGACTCAGCAACAACCGGCACTATCGACGTCTCAGGCAACATCACGAGTGTCACCACCATCAATGACGGCACTTACACGGTTCTGTACTTCAAGTCTGATTCCGACGATGTGCAGACTGGGCAAATGCAAGTCAGCAACGGCAAGGTTGGTGACTCAACCTTCCACAGCAGTGTTTTTACGATTCAGCAGACAACCAACTCTCAAAAGGTTTACATGGTTGAGCAGCTGACCTTCAACGAGGACATGACTGTTCAGGTCGTTGCCTCTGAGTATCCTTGTGACGAGCATCGAGTCAGCGAGCTGGCAAGGCTGGTCAAAGACGAAAACAACTCTCTCTTCACCGCTCCTGGCTTCGACTGATGGCATTTCCTACATCCCTGCAACCAACTGGCCGCACTTATTCACCAGGCAACTATCCGATCAAGACTTTTAAGTCACAAAGCGGGCAGGAGGTGCGGATCCTGTACGGCAATGAGCGCACTGAAACCAAGCTCAGCCTTTCGTACACCAATATCGGTGACGCCTCGGCAGAGCTGTTTCTTGATCACTATGACGAAGTGAAAGGGACGTTTAACACCTTCACAATCCCAGACAACGCGCTAGCGGGTTGGCTGTCTAACTCTGATGCTTTAAGGCCAGAGGCAACCACAGTCCCAACAGTGACTTATACGGTCACGGTTGTGGACAGCAGCGGCAATAAATACCGCTTCAACGGTGGCAGCACAAATGCTGAGACTCTTGAGTTGACCGAGGGCACTGTTTATCTGTTCGATCAGTCCGATTCGTCAAACTCTGGCCACCCGCTCCGCTTCTCCACTACCAGCAATGGCACTCACAACAGCGGGACTGAATACACGACTGGCGTGACGACGTTTGGAACGCCTGGTTCTGCTGGCGCTTACACCCGCATCAAAGTGGCAGCTAACGCTCCAGTGCTTTATTACTATTGCAGCCAGCACTCTGGAATGGGTGGTCAGGCAAACACGCCGGCAGCCACTGCGACAGCATCAACATCAGGCAGCTTGGCCAAGTACAGATATGAGGGTCCGCCTCAAGTCGTTCAGGTGCGCCCTGGGATTAGCACTGTTACAGTGAATTTGATTGGCGTGATCTGATGGCAAAGGTCTACACCGGCAGAGATGGCGTGATGCAGCTGTCCGGCACGACCCTTGCCAAGGTCGTAAGTTTTTCGCTGCAAGCAAGCCTTGAGACGCTAGAAACTACGACTCTGAACGAGCATCTGCGTAGTTATTCTCCTGGCATCTCTGGATATAGCGGTAGTGCGACTTTGTTGTATTACAAGGAAGACGACGGCTCTTTCAATACAACCAATTTGCTGAACAAGCTCTACAAGACTGGGACTTCTGGAGTTAGCAGCAGTGACACTGTTGAGTTCACTTTTCGCTGGATTGACGGCACTGACAATAACGACATCAAGCTGACGGCTTACATCACTAGTGCAAGTATTGGCGCTGCAACTGGGGACATTGTTCGCGCAGAAATCAGCTTCCAAGGCACTGGAGCCTTGTCAACAGTAACGATCTCATGAGCGTTTACTTAGGCACTTTTGGCGAGGTTGAGCTAAAGCGTCAGTTTGACGGCGGCTCCTTGACTTCCAGCATTGGCACTGGAGATGTCAACGTCACCAAGAAAAGATTTAGCTTTGACTTTGATCATGGCCAGCTTCTTACTGGCGATCAAATTGAAATTACAAGCACTGATGGATCCGCTCTTGATTTTATTGATAGCTACACAGACTCCAGCGTCAAAAAATATATTTACGTTGACGAATTAGACGGAATCAGGCTCTACAACAGTTTTGCGCATGCCGTGAATGGTGGCGCATCAAATGCCACTACCCTTGCAACCCCAGGGAACGAGATCCCGATCGAGGTAGTTGTGCAAAATGCTGATTACAGGGTTTTGGGTCGCGTTCAGAGCTATGAGTTGAACACTCAGCGAGAGACAGTGGACACCACCACGCTGTCTGATGAGTTCAGGACCCGAATCGGCACCATGATGTCCGGCTCAGGTCGCATGGCATGCGAATGGGAGTACACAGGCGATACTGCGAGAGAGCTGCCTAACTACTTGTTAGAGCTTGCATTGCGAACGAGAGTTGGCAGCTCGTTTCAAGGCAGGTTCTACCTGAAAACGTCTGGATACAATCCGGCAAGCCACACTAGTGCTAGTGATGACCAGATCTGGTACGAAGTAAATGGCGTGATTACAGCTTGCGCTGTGCAGTTCACGCCAAATCAAATGGTGCAAATCACTGCAGACTTCATTACAACTGGGTCTGTAGAGATCCGAATGAAGCTTGAAAGCCCAGACGATCTTGTCCAAGAAGATGGATCAGTGCTTCGTTTGGATCAAGACTCAACAGCTAAACTGCTGCTAGAGACTGACCAGTAATCCCTGGAGGGCTGAAGGCTCATGGCCGATCTGAAGATTAGCGAGCTTTCAGCTCTTGCCGGTTCCAACCTTGCTACTGCTGACCTTGTCGCTGTTGTAGACAGCAGCGCTAGTGAGACCAAAAAGCTCACTGTTGGCGATCTAGTTGCAAATGGCGTCACCTTAATCAGTGACGACACGATTCCTGGCGCAAAGATTCTGTTTGCTGCAGGAGACGTCAACGCCACTGCACTGGCAACAGACGCCGTAACAACAGTCAAAATTCAAAACGATGCGGTTACGGCAACCAAACTTGCGGACGAATCAACCGTTGATCTAGTCACGACGCTGCCTAGCTCTGGAGCCTTTACAGGTCAACTCGCTTTAGACACTGACGACAACAACCTGTATTGCTGGAATGGATCGGCTTGGCTGAGTCTTAAAGCTGCTGGTTCGATCAACAGCGTTAGCGGCAGCAGTGTTGGCATCGTTGACATTACTGCAACGACAAGCGGCAGCAGCGTCACGATTGCAGCAGTTATCAATGACACGTCTGCAGCCAACCAGTTTCTCGCTGGACCGACCAGTGCTGGCGGTGCTGTTGCTTATCGGACCATTGATGGCAGTGACATCCCCGTTGCAACTACTAGTGCCAAAGGCGGCGTAATTGTCAACGGTGAAGGACTCCGGATGGACTCCAACACCATCGAGGTTGACAACGATGTAACCGCAACGACGACTCATCACGTCGTCACTTACAACGCCAAAGGTCTCATCACTGGTGGTCGTGTACTAGCTAGTGGTGACCTGCCTGCTGCAACTAGTAGCGCAAAAGGCGCGGTTATTCCTGGAACCGGACTTGCAGTTGATTCCTCAGGCAACCTTAATCACAGCAATTCAGTTGCTGCTGGCACATACACCAAGGTCACTGTCGACGCTCAAGGTCACATCAATGCCGGCACCAGTCTTGTCGCATCTGATGTTCCAGATCTTGCCGCAAGCAAAATCACAAGCGGCACGATTCCAGCTGATCGCATCGCCTCGGATGCTGTAACCGCTGCAAAGCTCGCCGATCAATCAGTCACCAAATTTGGTGGTGCTGGTGCTACTGACAACGTCGTTACCTTCCCTGATGGTGACTTCAAGGGTCAGTTCTTCTTTGACGAGAAAAACGAAGACCTTTACGTCTATACCGGAACTTCGTTCCTGCCAATCACGGTTATCAGCGGCAACCTTGTTAACGCTGGTACTTACAACGCCAATACAAACCTTGTCGCCTCAGTCACGACTGCTGGTTCTGCAGCTGGTTTTTCCGCTGGTGGTGCTTTACCGGCACCAGCCACTGGCAACCTGAACTATTACGTCGTTGTTAGCGACTCAGGCACTGGTTCTGGTAATGCCCCATCTGTGTCTTTGGCACCGCCAGACATGTTGATTTCGCTTGGCAGCGGATCAACGTTCCAGCTTATTGACGTTTCAAACGCAATTGCTGGTCAGACTGCAGCCAACATTTCTGTTGTCGCTACAGGCAACATCAGCAGCACCAATGTGCAGGCTGCGCTGCAAGAGCTTGACTCTGAAAAGATTGGTGCTGCCAGCCCGACGTTTACTGGAACGGTGTTGTTGGGTCAAAACGCTGTGTTGGCGTTTGAGGGCTCTGCTGATGATGCAAACGAGACCACGATCACGGTCACCAACCCGACTGCTGATCGCACAATCACGTTCCCAGATGCCACCGGAACAGTTGTAACGACTGGGGACACCGGAACGGTCACTAGCGCGATGATCGCTAACACCACGATCGTCAATGGTGACATCAGCGCATCTGCAGAGATTGCAGTCAGCAAACTTGCAAACGGTAGTGCTCGTCAACTGCTGCAGACCGCTTCTAACGGCACGGACGTTGAGTTCACCAGCAATGTTGATGTTCCTGGAACGCTGGACGTTACAGGTGTAGCGACGTTTGACTCGACCTCAACGTTTGCTGGCAATGCGACCTTCAACGGCAGCATCATATTTGAAGGCTCCACTGCTGATGCAAATGAAACTACATTGACAGTTGCCGATCCAACAGCTGATCGCACGATCACGTTGCCTGATGCGACGACAACTGTTGCTGGTCTTGGTGTTGTTCAAAGTTTCACCAAAGCACAGCGTGGAACCGTGGTTGCGTTGAGCGATGGAGCAACAATTGCGGTTGATTTGAGTTTGGGGAACAACTTCAGCGTGACGCTTGGAGGCAATCGCACATTGGGCGCTCCAACTAACCAAACAGCTGGTCAATCTGGCGTAATCGTGGTCACGCAAGACGGCACAGGGTCTAGGACGCTTGCATACAACTCGGTCTACAAGTTTGCTGGAGGAACGGCACCGACTTTGACCACAACAGCTAGTGCCGTGGACGTTCTTGCCTACTATGTAGAAAGCTCGACCCGTATTACGGTCACCTCGCTGCTGAACGTCTCATGAGCATCCCTGGGTCTGGTTCTCCTCTGCTGTTGGCATCTACTACAGCAGCAGCTGATGCTGGGTACGTCATCCCTAAGTCGCTGAGGTTTAACAGCGGTGATAGTGCTTATCTAAGTAAAACTCCGTCTTCTGCCGGAAACCGCCGCACTTGGACTTGGAGTGGTTGGATCAAGAGAACTGCAATAAATAACGGAGCAAACGTTAGGCATTGGATATTTATTGGTGGCAACACCGCGTCAGATACTGGAATCGGTTTTATAGGTTTTAAGCAAAACGATGATCTTTTGATCGGATCAAACAATACTGATTTTTTGTTGACAACAAGAAAATTTAGAGATTTGTCAGCTTGGTATCACATAGTCGTCGCATTTGATAGCACACAGGCGACAGCAAGCAACCGCATCAAGGTGTACGTTAATGGTGTAGAAGAAACTGATTTTTCGACAGACAATAGGTCGTCTGTTACCCAAAATGGTGAGTATGGCTGGAATAGAGCAGAGCGACACACTATTGGTTCTGTTCAAAATTACGGCGGAAATACCCCTCAATACATTGATGCTTATATGGCTGACATGCAGTTCATTGATGGTCAGGCGCTTGCGCCGACTGACTTTGGTGAAACGCGCAGCAGCGACGGCGTTTGGGTGCCGAAAGAATTTACTGGTTCATACGGAACTAATGGCTTTCACCTGAATTTCAGCGATAGTTCAACGAACGAGGCGCTGGGTTTTGATTCCGCACCAACAACACCCGATCCTGATCCTAAGAAAGGGTTTGATGTTGTCACATATTCGGGCAATAGTGGAACTCAAAATATCGGCGGCTTGAACTTTGAACCTGGGCTGGTATGGATCAAGTCAAGGACATCAACAAACGGTCATAACATCTACGACACAGTGCGTGGAGCCAATAAGTACCTTTCAAGTCACTTGACAACTGCGGAAGGGACTTCAACGAACGAATTAAATACATTCAATCCAGACGGTTTCAATCTTGGGAGTGCTGCTGGTGTTAACGGTTCTGGCAAGAATTACGTGGCTTGGGCATGGCGAGCTGGCGGGCCTGCTGTTGCTAACACCTCTGGAACGATCAATTCGCAAGTCTCCGCCAATACTGACTATGGCTTCAGTATTGTCTCCTACACAGGAACAGGTTCTAATGCCACTATCGGCCACGGGCTTTCCAGTGCTCCGGCGTGGATTTTGGTCAAGACAAGAGACGACGCTTACAACTGGTTTGTTTATCACAAAGATGTAGACGCAAACGCTAAAGATTATTACCTGCGTTTAAATACTACTGATGCAAAAGTAGATTCAGCTGCCGCTTGGAACGACACTGCTCCGACCTCAAGCTTGTTCAGTGTTGGGACTGATGGATCAGTAAATGAAAGCGGCGATGATTACATTGCATACTGCTGGAGCGAGGTATCGGGCTACAGCAAGTTCGGCGGCTACACCGGAACTGGCAACACAGGGCATAAAATTACAACTGGTTTTAAGCCAGCTTGGATTTTATTTAGGCGTACCGATTCGCCTTCAAACTGGCGAATTGT